CTCCTAGACTTCCACCGCTTACGGGAGGCAGATCGCTTTCAACCCCCAAACTTCCACCGCTTACGGGAGGCAGATCGCTTTCAACCCCCAAACTTCCACCGCCACCAGTTACTTCACCAGTTCCGACACCGCCACCAGTTACTTCACCAGTTCCGACACCGCCACCAGTTACTTCACCAGTTCCGACACCGCCGCTTGTAACAGCGCCCGTTCCACCACCCATAATAATCGAAGGATCTAAGGGATCAACGGGCAATGTATCTGTTGGTTGCTCCTCGATTACTGGAGGCAGGTCGCTTTCGCTTCCCAGGCTTCCTTGCCCCTGTACGCTGGCGTCCAACGCCAACTCAGCTTGTAGTTTCTGGACTTCGCTGTTCGGGGTAAACCAAGCGTTTTGTGTAGGATCGTAATAAGAACCCGGCGGCTTGTTATCCGCCTGCGACATGCTCAACAGGTCATATCCGAAAGGCGCTGACACAGTTCCCGCACCAGAAGACTCGGCATACAAGGGCACGCCGCCAACGGACACCGTGTAAGGCGCGTCTGCGTCTGATGTTGTACCGGTGTCAGCAGACACCAAGTTAACACCGGCCGGCGGTGTTGTGGGTTTTACCTCCGTCCCTGACGACAGGTCACTTGCGGACCCCAAACTTCCTTCGTTTGCTTGATTTAATATTTTATACTGTTGCCGAGCCTCTGCAAGACCCGCGTTTAGTGCAGAGTTAATAAGCGCGGCGGAAGGATCGCCACCCATCAACGATGCAGATACAGCAGAGTTTACTGCCCGCTGTTGCGACATAGGCAACTCGTTAAACCCAGGAATTTGTGCTGTAACTGCTTGAGTGCCTGCGCTAATGCCGCCGTTTGTTAGGGCAGTAAGCGGGTCCTGTCCCATTATAGTACCCGCGGCCGTGGAACCGGCAACATTACCTGCCAAGTCGCCAAGCGTGCCCATGCCGGCATCTTGTGCGGCAAGCATTGCGGTTTGCTGTGAGCCAAGCTCTGTGCCGTACGTTGAAGCTGCGCCGGCTTGATCGCCGTATTTACCAATCTCTCCACCAACCTGTTGCGCCACATACGTCGTGGCGGCGGATTTTAAGGCATCTTCCAGGTCACCACCATTGGCTAAAGTTTTACCTGCACTAACTAGCGGCAAATACTGCGGTGCCACAATCGCCGTTGCAACGGTGGCCATTGTGCCTATGGGGTCTTCTGCGGCAGCTTTTACAGTATCAGTAACAACTGTAGCAACCGGCGACACAACGTTTTCATATACAACATCTACTGTGTCTTGCACAACGTTGGCAACAGTATCGACAGCAGAACCAACAATATCTACCGCGGAATCAACAACGTCTGCTACTGCGTCTAATACAGATGACATTTTAACCCTTCATCGGTTCAAGCAACAAAACAAGTCGCATGGCGCCAGATTTCATTTTGAATGTTTGAAACCCCATGCCGGGCATGGGAGGATTTCTCGAAATGCTTTTTGCGATGATTTCAATCTCTTTACCATTGAACTCTGTGACCAGAAAACTCAGGCCCAGTTGTTTTTTAGCCCACACACAAAACTGGCGACTGTTGTTGATAAAGTTATCCGGGATGTCAGCGTTGAGCGCCTTAAAAAACCCCTTGCCATCCTCGCCCACATGGACGATAAATAACGTATTGCCAATTTGTATGGACTTACAGTTGGGTTGGCCAAGCTCCGCCAAGATCGCTGGAATGGCTTGCTGAGGTGGGTACTTGGACTTTGTGTTTTTAAGTCCCTCTACCACAATTTCGGCAGTATTCAGTTTACGTTTTCTGCTATCTACTGTAGGCATTTCAAAATCCTGTTGACAGCACCGCGGCTGAATAAATGTTGCCCATGCCAGCGGCCAAGCTCAAAATTGTTTTGCCTGGCACAGGAACGTCCTGCGACAGGAAGCGGTCGTCCTTGTTGGTTCGGTTGACGATGCCGGGAACAATTCCACGCTCCATGTCGTCCAGCAGCAGGCAGGTCTCCAACAACCCGCTGGATCCCATCGTGTGTCCGATTTTTGCCTTGTACGATGTAGCCACAAAATCCTTTAGCTTTGTCTCTAACGCGGCCCGCTCGGCCTTGTTGTTTGAAACCGTTCCCGTTCCATGGGTCTTCACAACCGAAACCTTGTCTACCATGGCCAGGGACATTGCCCCCTCCATGGCCCGGATGAACCCCTGTCCATCCTCTCGCTGACCTATCGCGTTGGAGCTGTCCTCGCTCGCGCTGTAGGCCCCCAAGAGCATTGCTTTGGCGTCCTTGACCATCCGGTCAGATTCAAACACCGCAAACACGCTCCCTTGTCCAATCCGAAACCCTCGATTCACCTCATCGAAGGCGGAGGGCATAATGCCTTCCTGTTCTTCCTTCCAGGACAGTGATGCCTTAGTCTCGCCAAAGAACTCCAGCACCAAGTTGGACACGCCGTCCTCTACGGACAACACCACCACCCTGTCAAACCTGTACATCTCTATCAAGGTCTGTACGTCCATCATCACCTTCAAACTCGAGGCACACGCCGATGAGTCTGTTACGATATGTTCCACGTTGCCCAGCGCCTGCGCGATTCTTCCAGCGTACACCTGGGTCAGCGTAAACGGCAAAAACCGATATTCATACGTCAACCGCGTCTCAGGTCTTCCTGGGGTTTTCAACCCTGCAAACGCGCCGTTACCTGCCGCCAGGATAAACGCCGTCTTGCACGGCCGCTCTTTCAAACTTTCCATCAATTTCGGGTCCAGGACCTTATCCGCCACCTTGTGAGGGGGATAAAACAAGCCCGACTTAGCTCGGGCGTACGTCTCTGGAAACCAGTGGACTTTTTGGGGAAACAGGATGTCGTCCAATAGCTCAACGTTCGTCGAGCTCGCTGTCCTGTAGTCTGTAAGGTAGATCACTTGATCGACCCCACCGCCTCTTCAACCGAAGCCGGGTCCTTTGTCTTATGCAGCTCAACCAATTCGTGTAGCTGCTGCAAGGTTTCCGGCTGCATTTCCTTAGCCGTCTTCTCGTCGATTCCGTAGATATCCGAGAAGTAAATGGACACCATCAACATGTCCAGGGAATCCAGGTCCGAATCCTCAAACCGTTGATCCATTGTCTCGAGCGGGGCAAACGCGTGATGCGCTGGACGGGCCACTCGGGCAACCCTGTTAAAGAGATCTATGAAATCTATCATACTGTTTCCCTATAAAGAATTACCCATTTTAGCACATATTTACGCCCCATCTCCGTTAACAGATTCAGTCAATGCAAGCGCCCATTTGCGCCAGTCTGCAAAGGTGGATGGCTCGGGCACGTTGTATTTGTCAAATACCGGGTTGAGGGCGATGGCGTTGGCTAACTCCGTCCAGTTGGCCTCAGAAACGATGGGGAACTGCTGCTCGGCAAAGTAGTGGATCATGTTGCCGTTCCAGTCGTCCCAGGTGGCGTACATGGGCAGGAACTCAATCTGCATCATGGCCGCTCGTCCCCCATCTCCGCGGTGATCATAATCCGGCCGGCTTCGTAGTTTCCGTCAATGACGTTGCTCTTCCAGCGCAGGTTGATCAGGCGGTGCTCGACCCGCATGTCAATCTTTCCGTCGTTTTGGCCAAACGTGAACTCGTTGGATTCAACGGCGGGGGACTGAGCAAACGGCCGCCCCACGATCGTCATCGTCATGTCCCCGACCTGGTTGAAGTCGGGCTCGATACGGGTGATGTGCATCCGGCGATTGGCGGATATGGTGTGGTCCTCGGCCGGCGTTCCACCTACCCAGCTGATGTCCGACGTCTCCGCAAAAGACTCAATCGCAAACTCTTCAGTAGCCGTAACTTTGTTTTTGCCGAACTCATGCTCCCAGATCTGGTAGCCACCCGTGATCTGTGCCATGGTTGAGCCTGTCGTCAACGCCGGGTCCAGCGTATCGGCAAAGGTAATCAACGTCGTACCGCCGGTCGTCGAGTTGGTGAACGTGGCCGAAACGATCTGGTTAACGGTGTTCTCGTCGCTTTGGAAGAACATGTAACTGCCAGGCGGGTTTGTGGACAGATCACCTGACACAATCACCTGGTTGGCTGTGGTTGCCGGGGCTCCGTTATTTGGTCCATACAGCAGCTGGTATGAAATGCCCTCTATAAACTCAGGCTCCCAGCCACACCAGACGGGGCGGGGGAACACCTCGGTCACGTAGCCACACGAGCGGTGAGCACCAACAGCCTGGCCTGCGTCGTACCAAATGTCGTCCTTGACGTTGTAGATAATCGCGTCGTTGCACTCTGTCGCCGTACCACGGGGGTAAAACCACCAGATTTCGTTGAACCGTGGAACCTTGGTGGCCCACACCTTTTGACGCTGCTGGAAGTTCAGGTTGTCAAATAGGTAGTTGACGTTCTTGTCGTTGGGTAACACCTTGACGGCGCCGTTGTAGATGTAGAAGCGATCTGTGCCCATCCAGTAAAAGATACCGTCCATCTCGGTCACGGAGTTGGATGACATGATTGAGATCTGTGTGGCGATGGTGTCATAGCGCCAGTAATACGGGGTCGTGGCCGTGAACGAAACACGCAGCAGCGCATCTGTAGACCAGAAGATGCCGGACGGGGACGCGGTACCACCACGCACCGGAAACCCGCGCACGATCTTGCCCGCCGTCATGTTGGTGTCGTTGGCCAGCGGTCCGTTCCAGTCCGAGAACGTCTGCACCGACGTAGACCCGGGGGTGAACGTCACGTTGTTGTTGCGCAGGTTGCCAAAGTTGCTGTATGTAAAGATGAAAGGGTACAGAACAACTACACCGCCGCTTGCGTTGATCGGTTGGTATGTCGGGCTCGTCCCGGTGGAATCTACCACCTGGGTCAGCACGTACTTTTGGGTTGCAGCGTCTGGCAGGAAGTTACCGGCATAAAGCGAAGACAACACGCCAGAGTCGATGTTGTGTAGGTTTTTGCCAGGGTGAGCGATTAGCTTGGAGTTGCCCTCGCCGGTGGAGTCAAACGCAATGTCAAACTGCCACAGATACTCATCGTTTGCCGGAAACGTGATCGGCGTGTAAATCTCAAGAGGCACCGTAGTCGGCAAACCCGTTAGCGACGTCAGCGTGATGGTTGTCCGGTTGGTGCCCGAGTTGTACGTCGGAACCCCTGTTGTCGTGTAGTTGGTTCGCAGACCCGACGTGTTATATGCCCAGAACGTTGTTCCAGCGGGGAACGTAGCCACCACGTTGCCGACGACCGCAAGGGTTGACGAGCCGCCGGTGACCGTTGTTACCACGTACGTGTTACTGAACTCAACCTGGAACGGGCCCACACCCACCCCCTGGTCGGTCCCGGTGTTAAACACCTCAATACCCTCGCGGTTACCCACGAAGACATAGTTAACGCCGTTGTATGGGTTGGTGATGATCCCTCGCGGGATGTTGTACGGCGTGGCAAACATCTGGCGGTAGCCGTTGATTTTCTTTGCCTTGCCCCGCTGAAAGCGGACCCACTTCCCATCGCTAAACTGGTCGCCCTCAAAGCGGGTACCGTCCCGCTTAATGCCGGGCTTGACCTGAAGCGTGAAGATCTTAGGCGCGCCTGCCTGAGCGTCAGCCATTAGAACTGTCCCCCAGAGATCAGGTCAGCATCAACACGGCCAACGATGTTGGTCACAAAGTTTCCTGTTCCGCCTGTGCCGTCCAGGGTTATGATGTTGGTGCCGTTAACTGAAAACCCAAGCTGGGCATCGTTGGGGGAATACATGCCCGACGACGGGTCAAGGTTGAACGAGAACGCCGGAGACGCAGCAGTACCGCGGTTGGCTAAGAATTGACCAACGTTAGACTGCAAAAGCGGATATATGTAGTTACCGTCGCTAAGAACAATAGCCTGGCGAGAAGCCGCTAAAGAATACGGCGTCTGAGAGCTCCCCTGCACCTGAAAGTTAATGTTGTACGAGCTCTGGTTGGTGTCATTGAGGAAGTAATACACCTGAGTCACCGAAGGCAACTGCACCAGCAACGACGACGTGCGGGCCCCGCTCAACGCGGTAAAGCGTTGGATGATGGGTGTGTTGGTGATCAAACTCAACGTTGCGCCAGACACGGTGTCGACGTCGTACGTAGCCGAGGAGAACGTCAGACTATTAGGACGAGCGCGGCCAACGGTAAAGAAGTCCTGCTTTGTAATGTCGCGGTTAACGCAGATGAAGCAAGAGTCACCCAACGGCAGCGTGATGCTGCTCTGATCATCGATCGTCGAGTTAACGGCCGACGTCTGGATGGTCAGGGCTCCGGTGCCGTTGTTGCGGACCAAAATAAACCAGCCCTCAGACAACGACGACACGGCCGGCAGCGTCCAGGTACCGGCGCCGCTTGTCCACACCAGGCAATGGCCGCGTGTGGCGTCGGTGATAGTCGGCGCAACAATGTAAGAGCTTGTTACAAACGCTGTCTCGAGCTTGCCGAGGATGGCCGCCGTGCTATTACCGGCCAGCGTGGCGGCGTCAGCGTAGGCAACACCAGCACCAAACGCAATGTTGTCCCATACCCCGCCCGCCGTTGTGTTATTGGTCAGGTACGTGTAAACGGCCTGCCCGGTCGGCACAGAGAAAGAGTTGACCTCTGCAAAGTTCTGAACGGCAAACGAGTACGAGCCGACGTTACGGATTAAGATATCCGAACCGACGGAACCCTGTAGCGCATTCGGCAATGTCAGGATAGCGCCGGTGCTCGTTGCGTTAACGTCCAGGATGCGGGCGGCAACTTGCTGGCCGTTGTTTACATATTGAGGCCAGTAGAGCTGCGTTACCGCGGATAACGTGATCGCGTCATAGCTGACATCCGTCGGCTGGATGACGTTGCCAGTAAAGGGAGAGGTGAATGTCATGATTGTGATTCCTGTCGTGAAGCGTTGCGATCAACCATTCGAGAAGCGTCCTCGCCCTTGAGTGCTGCGATGGCGTCGTTGTAGTAGTTTTTCCACACGGCCAGCTTCTCGGTGTTTTTCAAGAAGCCCTGCGCCTGGAGTAACGTGCCATACAACAAAGCCTGCGGGGCCTCACGCGTCAGCAGGTTTTCCTGGTTGGTGATGTCAAGCGGCTGAATGCGGCTGTAGTAAATAATCTGGACCGGGTATGCCTGGTCTGTCACAGGCGCGAAGCCCCAGTGGTCATAGTCATACTCGGCGTAGTACAGTGGCTGACCCGCGGGGGCCTCGCTCAGGTACTGCGTCACGTAGTCCATGGATCGGTTGAGCACCGGCTCGCCGTTTATTTTCATGCTGACCGTCTTGCGCCAACGAACCGGCTTTTCCACGGTGGAGTCGCCAGACGCAATTGTCGTGTTGACCACGTTAAGCTGCAAAAGCGTTTTGATCTCTGCAGCAATCGACTGCTCGGTGAGCATGATCAGGCGCGGAATCTGGGTCACAAAAGACTCATCATTCCGTTCTGCGTACTTGATGACATCCTCAACGAGGCTGTCATAGGTCATGTTTGCTGCTGACATTTTGTTTACGCGTAGATACGCGTCCCTTGTTTATCAATGATTAGGGCCTGATGCCGCGGTTTGTCCAGGGTCGAGTTCGGGATCGACACGTGGGTCCAGCGGTCAAACTCGCGAATCACTTGGTCGTACGGCAGCTGCGCGGCGATGATGGCCTTGACAACCTGGTCCGGCGTCATGCCGGGAACCCGAATGTCAGCAGCACAGCCGATGCGATGCTGAGAAGTATCTTTGCTACCCACAGCATCATTGACCTGTTTACAGCGAAACGCGCTGTTGACAATGATGGGCTTCCCGCCAAGGGTTGCCTTGACGTTTTCCAGAAACTCGGCGAGTCGTTTGAGGTTATTGATTTCAGAATCATTGGGTGTGTTGTCGAATTGACGGTGATCCGTGTGTGTCAACTCTTCGAGGGTAAAGTTAGGGCTCAGGTTCATTTTTTACCTTTCAGGTCTGCCAGCTTTTCAACGGTGCGTCCGCCAAAGTATGCCAAGAAGATAATCTGGCCCCACTGGCCCAGCAATTGAACGTAGCTCTCTTGCGCGTTGTAGCCGAACGCTGACATCATGGTGAACAGGAAGTACGCCACAAAGATGGCCGCCAGGGCCATAGGTCTGATGTTCTTGGACAACCACGAGTCACTGCTCATGTCCGCCTTCCAGCGGTCCGTTACATTGTTCTGCTCTGTCTCAAACAGCTTGGTGTCGTTGGCCATCTTGGCCAGCTCACCCTCCTGGGCCAGCTTGGCCAGTTCCATCTTGGCCGCCTCGTTAGCCGCAGGGTCTGGGATCACGCGGTCCAGGATCTTACTGCCAACAGACACCAACGCCCCCAGGGGGCCGGTTGCAAGCGCGTCAAGAACTCCCATTACTTGCCTTTCAGTCTCTCGTTAATAACCGCGATGTCTTGCCGGTTGTGCATGATGTCATCGCGGTTCTTTTGAATCTCTTTTTCCAGATCTTGGCGCAACTTCTCGCGCGCCAGCTCGGCCCCGGTGTTGGTGGCCTGCTTGTTGTCGCTAGTCACCACGAGGCTGATTTTGTTGTTCAGAACGGTGACTTCGTGGTTTAGTGTGTTGAGGGCAGACATGAGATACACCACGCAGGTAAACATGATCGGCAATACGGCAAACGCCGCCTTCTCAATCAAATCGTGTTTGGCCTTGAACTCTTCACTCATCTCCACATTCCTTTTGATATTCCCCACTGGACCAGCCAGTACATCAATAAACCAAAAGCCGCCAAAACCGCCGCAGAGAGCTGTATGTCATGAATCATCTCTTTGCGCTCTTTAACTTGGGCCGCGTCGATGATCTTTTGCTTGATTGCCTCCGCCTCTTCCTGAGCGATCTGCCTACGCATTTCCTCTCTGGTCTTGACCATGTCGTCCCAGATCTGTCCCTGCCCCGACCAGACCAACATCTCGTACAGCTCGTACTCTTGCCGCTCCAGCTCCCGCCGCTTCATGACGACATCCATCGCCTCTGCGGTTAACTCTGCGTCCGTCTTCTTGGGCTTAACCCCGTTAACCTTGTCCCACAGCGCCTCGCGCTTCTCCCGCTCCTTGACCGCCTCGGCCTTCTCAATGACCGCCTTCTGGTCAAAATAGCCAGCAATACTCTGGGCGATCTCGTTAGTGTCCTTGCCGAGCTTGATAACCTCCTTGATGGTGGCTACCGCAGCTTTGGCTCCGGCAAACGCTAGGCCGATGGTGATCGGGTCCACATTAGTAGCTACCCTCTTTGAAGATGTTCACAAACACCGTACCGTCCTCAAGCGCCTCGATCTCGTGTGGGATGTCGGCGGGGAGGTCCAGCGGCTGGGTTTCCGCATTCATCACAATCTCTTTGCCTTTAACGCGAACAACGCAGGAACCCACCTGACACACATTTGCGTGGTTGAAGGGGTGCTGGTGCATTGGCAGCCCATCACCCTTGTCTGCGTGATAGACATTGATCTGCGCCCCCGCATACATAAAACTGTGGTACGGGAGTAGTTGCTTCATACGGTTTGAGT